GAGCCGTCAGAAACTGACACTTTGAACGAACAGCCGATTATTTTAGAGACGTTAAAATCATTTTCACAATCATTAAATTTAAAATAATGGACGAATTATTAAAAAAAGAATTAGAAAGCATCAAAACAGGTTTAGAAACTAAATCTGCACTTGAGGTTAAATCAGCTATAGATGCGTTTGAAGTAAAATTCAATACAGCAACTGAAGCGCAAAAAACAAGCTTTGAAACTCAATTAAAAGAGGTTAAGGAAGCAATGGAACTTAAGTTTGTTGCTGATATTAAAGCTATCCAAGATCAAGCCGATAAACTTGACTTAAAAGTTAATGCAAAAGAAATTGAAGGTAATAAAAACGTTAGCTTCAATGATGAAATTGCAAAAGCTGTAACTGCAAATACTCAAGCTATTGAGGATTTCGTAGGAAAGAAAAACAATGTAAAAAGCGTTTCTTTAGACATCAAAGCCGTTGGCGATTTCACTACTGCAAATGTTACAGGAGGCAACAGATACGGACAAGTTTTTAGCCCTGAAATTCAAGGTATCACTACCCGTAAAGTTCACATGGATGAGATTTTGCCAGGTGGCACAATTGGTCCAGGTAACTCATTCACTTTCATGCGTGAGAACGGAACAGGAGAGGGAGCAATTGCACCAACTGCTGAGGGAGCAACTAAACCACAATTCGATTTAGATCTTGAAGAAGCTACTGTACAGGTAGAAACTATTGCAGGGTGGATTCGTGTAACTCGTAAAGCAATGTCTAATATTCCGGGATTTGTTTCTTACTTACAAAGAAAACTACCTGAATTGTTTAGAAAAGTTCTTGATGCTCAAATCCTTTACGGTAATGGAACAACTCCAAACTTAAAAGGCATTTTAGTAACAGGAAACTTTACGGCTTCTACGGCTACTATTTCGCTTCCTTTGGTTGAGAAAATCATTCTTGATGTTTCAAGATTAGAAGATTCATTTGACCGTGACGCAAACTTTATTGCTTTACGTCCTTCTGCTTACTATTCTTTCTTTTTGAATAAGGCATCAGGATCTGGCGAGTATGATTTACCACAAGGTGTAACAATCGTAAATGGTCGTTTATCTTTCTTAGGCATTCCTGCATATGCTACAACTGCATTGACTGCACCTGATTATATCGTAGGAGATAGAGAAGGAGCAATGTTGTTAACTCAGGAATCAATGAGAATTGAGTTCTTTGACCAAGATGGAACAAACGTTCGCGAGAACAAAGTTACTGTTCGTATTGAAGGAAACTATGCTTTACCAGTTTTTGGCGCAACTTATTTTATAAAAGGCTCGACTGCAACAAGTTAGATTTTAAAAACAATTAAAAATAAAATCCTCTTAGTGTTATTTCATTAAGGGGATTTTTTGTATATTTACTTTATGATAGGGATATACAAAATAACAAGTCCAACAGGGCGTATTTATATTGGTCAAAGTATTGATATAGAAAAAAGGCGTAAGATGTACATAAACAACCATTGTCATAAACAACAAAAATTACACGCAAGTTTATGCAAATATGGATTTAATGAACACGATTTTGAAGTTATTGAAGAATGTGAATGGGATTTGTTAAATGAGCGTGAGGAATATTGGATTTATTTTTATGGCACGTTTAATAGTGAAATTGGAATGAATTTATCTTCAGGAGGATTAAACAAAAGAGTTTCTGAGGAAACTAAATTAAAAATCAGTATCGGCAATTCAGGTAAAAAGAAACCGTGGTTAAGTGAGTTAAATAAAAAACCAAGACCACCAAAAAGCAAGGAAACAAGAGAAAAAATATCGATAGCTAATAAAGGAAGAAAGCATAAACCAGAATCAATAAAAAATATGCAAGATGCTTATTTGAAAAGAGAGCCTATAAGCGAAGAAGTAAAGCTAAAAATGTCTAAATCAGCAAAAGAAAAAGTATTCACTGCTGAGCATAGACAAAAGCTTTTAGAAGGGAGATTGAATAGTGATAAAACAGGAAAGAAAGTGATAAATAAAGTTACCGGAGAAGAATTTAAAAACCTTACTTATTTATGCCGAGAGAAAGGATTTAGTTATGGTTACATGAAAAGGATGCTTAGAGGAGCATGTAAAAATACATCTGATTACGAATACTTATTATTAACTTAAAAGAAAGGAGAACTAAAAAGCCACTCGTTATTGAGTGGCTTTTTTTATTCAATTGAATCTGTAGTGGATAAATAATAATTCCAGTCATCATCATCTTGTTTCTTTTGCGCTTGTGTTTTTAATTCAACACTAAACTTACTCCCCTCAGTATATTGTCCTTCCAATTCAACATCTTCCATTTTGAACCCGACTAACTTTTCTACTTCTTCTATTGGCAAACGTCTTAAAAAACGCTCTATAAACTTCCTTTTTGTTCGTTCAATGCTCATATCATTAACGAAATAAACGTGCTTCTGTACGTTTTCAAATGCGGTATATTTACCGTCTTTTTCTTCGAATCCGGCTGACGTTACGCCGATTGGGTTTTGTTCTTGATTTTCCATAATTATAATTGTTGAGTATATTTTATTATTTGTGTTGGTATATATGCGTTATAAAAAACTGTTATACTATTTTTATAAGACATTTGTAGTTTTAAGCCACAAAAATAAGGGTTTGTTAATTCGTCTTCAGTATCTCCAAAATGAATCCTGTGAGTTTCTTTTAAGTAATTTATAAGATAAGCAGGCATACAAACTAAAATTTCGTGATCTAGACAATAGGTCTGAGAAATTATTTTATCTTGACAGTCTAAAACAAAGTGCATTAACTTTTCTACTATTTCAGTATTAAAAGTAAACTCTATTGCGTTAAAGTTATGGTCTGGCATTAAAATAGTTCTTTGCATAATATTAGTATAAAATAAAAACGCCACCCCTCGCTACAAAGAATGACGTTTTATTTATGTTTTTAGTTGTAGCGAATAACAAATGTAATAAACTTTTTTAAATACGCAAACAATATTTTTACTATCTTTGAAATAATAAAATTCATTACTATGAAAATCAAATTATTAAAAGATCATTTAGATAATGTTGTTGACGATACTATTGACGTGACAACCGACCGAGGCAATTATTTGGTTCGTGTTGGTGTTGGTGAGGAAACAAAACAAACTAAAGAATTGAAAGAACCCGTAAGCAAGAAGTTGAAAAAACAAAGAAAAGACGGTGTTTCAAGCGTGTCTACTCCTGAAGCTCACGACGCTTACATTAAATCATTAAACAAAGATTTGTAATGAGCTATTTAGACGTCATAACATTAGAACGAGCAAAGAACTATTTGCGTATCGATGAAGATTTAACAGAGGATGATGCGGAAATAACTTCAATGATTAATGCGTGCTGTATGTATGTTGAAAAGCGTACGAATCATTTATTATACGCAAGAGATAAAGTTTATACGGGTTCATGTCAAGTTAAGATTTATGATTATCCAGTAAATTCAATAAAAACAGACCCCGCGCCGTGGAGTTTAACACGTACAATGTATATTATATTTCCAGATGTAAAATCAGTTGAAATAAATGTAGGTTATTTGCCAAATGAATGTCCTGATGATTTAATTCAACCTATTATGCAGATGTTACACGTTTTTTACTACGAGAGTGAGAAACAATTTAATAGTACATTAATACCTGAATCAGTAAAAGAAATGTTGGACGTGAATAAGCGTTTTTTGTAATTATATTTCGTATATTTGTGGTTCAGGTGCAACTGAATAAAGATTTAATAAATTCCCATGAATGACGAATTGCACTTCTGATTTTGTGGGTTTTTGTATTATATGGAGATTTGGAAAAGTATTATTGATTACCCGGACTATGAGATTAGTAATTTAGGACGAGTAAAGAGTTTATCTAGAATAAGTTTGCGTGGGTTTAAATTAAAAGAGAAAATAATAAGAGGAGGAATTAACGGAGGGGGTTATAATCAAATACCGTTAAGAAATAATGGAGTAAGAAAAAATGTATTAGCTCACAGAATAGTTGCAAAATCTTTTATTTCAAACCCAGAAAACAAACCAGATGTTAATCATAAAAACGGAATAAAAACAGATAACCGTGTTGAAAACTTAGAATGGAGTACCACTTCTGAAAATTGTCTTCACGCATATGAAAACGGTTTTTGCACAGATAAAAAAGGAGAAACAAACGGTAGGGCTTTATTAACCGAATCGCAAGTTTTAGAAATAAGACAGATTAAAGACAAAAAGATTTGCAATATAGCAAGAGAATATAATGTTTCTTGGTCTTGTATTTCGAGTATAATTAAAAGAAAAAAATGGACTCATATTTAATAGTAAATGCTAGCAAGAAAATACGATAAAATAATTAAAATTTACAGTACTGAATCTGTTCCTGATGGTTACGGAGGAAATATTGTAACACCTGTTTTAATAGGCTTATTTTGGGCTGAATTAAAGCAAAATTCTGTATATCGTGATTACAGCATAGGTAAATCAGACATTAAAGATAATTGGTCGTTTAATATTCGTGCTACACCTAAAATTACGCCTGATAACATTGATAATTTAACAATTGAGTACAAAGGCATTAAGCGTGTTGTAAATGATATTCGCTATAATGATGAATTATTCAGAGAATTAAACATCACGGCAAATGGCGGTTAGAGGAGTTAACGAAACTATACGTAAAATAAAAGCTTTTGGAGAAGAAGCTAAAAAGCAAATCGACAATGAAACAAAAGCAATTGCGTTTCAAATAGAAGGTGATGCAAAGCAAATGGCTCCGGCTAACTTCGGAAAATTACGCCAATCCATATCACATTCAAAAATATCTGACGGCAAATACAAAGTTACCGTAAATGAATATTACGGTGCTTATATGGAATTTGGCACAGGTACTAAAGTAAAAGTTCCTGCTGAATTTAGAGAGATGGCAAATTCATTCAGAGGACAAAGACAAGGAACATACGCACAAGGATTGGATAGCATAAAAGTTTGGTGTAGGTCAAAAGGAATAGATGTAAAATATGCTTATGTTATTTTTGCCAAAATATTAGGAGCCGGCATAAACCCAAAGCCTTTTTTGTATCCGGCATGGGTGAAAGGAAAAAAGGATTATGAAAAAAACCTGAAAGCATTATTAAGAAGATTGAATGCACGTGTATAATTATTTTCACTATCTTTGAAATATGGTAAACGTAAACCCTGATAAATTTATTCGTAAAGCAGTTTTCGATGCTACAAATAATATTGTAGTAAACTCAAAAACAATTAAAACTTTCGATAGCCGTGTTGCAGGGAATGATAATTTTAGCGAATATATTTTATTGACTGCTCAGAATAAGGATGTATTGAAAAATACAAAATGTGAACATGAATGGGAATGTAGTTTGTTGATTGAAATTTACACACGTTATTCAAGTTCCGGAAATACCGGAAGCAGATTGCTTCTAAACGATATTGAACAAGCTGTAATGGATTTTTTAAATCCTAAATTAATAATAGAGGGATTTACAAACGTTACTCAAAACATAAATTTCGAAACATCATTAGAAACAGTTACGGATACTGAAAATATTTACAGATCATTTTTAAGGCTTAATTTAATTTTAAAATAAAACACAATGGCAGACAAAATAAAAGGCGAAGGACTTATCCTTTATATTCATGATGGTGCGCTTTATCGCCCTGTATCATGTCTTACAAGTAATTCATTAAATACTGAATTAGCGGTAATTGAATCTCAAACTAAGTGCGCTCCTGGTGTTGTAGAAAAACAAGCAGGTGCATTTTCTTATACGCTTGAAGCAGATGCTCAATTGATTGATACAACTTCTGTAGGTGGTGACGATACAAAAGCTTCACACGATTATTTGTTAACTGTTCAGCAATCAAAAGCAAATGTAAATTGGAAAATGGATTCCGGAACATCTGGATTAGTTTACTACGGGGTTGGCTTAATAACTTCTTTAGGCTTAGAAGCTCCTGCGGGTGACGAGTTCGCAAGTTTTACATTAACTATTGACGGTTCAGGTGCAATTTCAACAACTGACCCATTAGACTAAAAAATATGCATAAAACAAAAATTGAAATATCCGGAATAAAATATAATTTTGGAATTGGATTCCTTAATTTACTGATTCAGGGAGAAGGAAAAAGCCTTAATGAATTATCTGTATTGGATGAAGTTCTATTAATGCCTTTGGTTATTTTTTACGCACGTGTTTACGCTTGTGAAAGAGATAATTTGCCTATTACGTTCAGTAAAAAAGATATCCTTAATTACATTGATGATAACGGTGGCATTCATGGAGATTTCTATCAGCAGATATATGTTGCTTACATAAATGCAATGACAAAAGATGTGCCAGCTGATGAAGATAAAAAAAAAATAGCGAAAGTGAAAAAATAGACTTTCAAAAAGACGTTATATCATTTGCGATAGGCGAACTTGGGATTTCTACATTGAAACGTGTTTATGACATGTCATTTGCAGAGTTTCAAATTCGCCTTTTTGCATGGAAAAGATGCCAAGAAAGAGAGTGGGAGAAGGTGCGTTTATTAGCATGGCATGTACAATCAATATCAATGAATAGAAAAGGTAAAATGCCGTCAATTCAAAAGTTTATGCCATTAGGAATAGACAAAGGAGAAAACAACGGCATTTCGGACGCTCAAAAACAAAGATTTTTAGAAGTTAGCGCAGAATACTACAAACAAATAACAGGCAAGTAATGGCAGGATTACAGGTACAAATAGGCTCGGATACTTCGGATTTCGAAAGAGGTATATCGGATGTTGAAAAACAGTTACAAACCTTAGAAAGAAGGCGTGAGGCTCGTGTTAGGATTGGTGCGGATGTTGGTGATTTAGATAGACGAATAACGCAAACAACGGCTAACTTGACCCGTTTAAGAAGTGCCTTAAATCAAACTTCTACATCGGCTCAAAACTTCAACAGACAAACAGCTAACGGATCAAATACTCTTACTCAATTCTCCCGTATTGCCCAGGATGCGCCTTTTGGAATTATGGGTATTGGTAACAACTTAACCGCAACTGCTGAAGCGTTCGTTAATCTTTCCAGAAGCGCAGGAGGGGCAAAAGGTGCATTGTCTGCAGTAGGACAATCTTTATTAGGTGGTGGAGGTATTTTATTGGCAATTTCATTAGTCACTACAGGACTTACAATAATGAGTCAAAAAGGGTTAACTGTTAGCGATGTTTTCGCAAAGCTTACTGGTACATTCGATGAAAACCGTGCTGCAATGCAAAAGATGAATGCTGAAGTTGCTAAAAATGCTCAGGGCGATATATCCGGAATGAATGCTTACGTTGCTGTAGCAAAAGACGTTAATCTATCAATGCAAGACAGATTAATTGCCGTTAAAAAACTTCAGGACGAATACCCAGCTTATTTTGGTAATTTAACTAAAGAGCAGATATTAAATGGCAATGTAGCATCAACTGTAAAAGAAGTTACAGCTGCCTTAATCGCAAGAGCAAAAGCAACAGCATTAACAGAAAGGATTGTAAAATTAGCAACAGAGGAAGAAGAATTAAGAATTAAGATAAATAACCAAATATTAGAGGCAGCAAGAGCTTCTAAACTTACAAATGCTCAAACAGCTATTTTAGCGGGCAACTTTAAAGCACTTGCCGAAAACGGTGGTAACTTTATGGAAACCGTTAATAAAGTAGGTAAAGAGGCCAATATTCCATGGTTAGTTTTAAATGGAACTATTGTAAGAGTGTTGCAAGGATTTACCGATTTAGGTTCAGAACTAAGAAACAACAAAGCGCAACAAGACCGTTTAACTGGAAGTTTGGAAGAACAAACAAAGGCTCAGATAAAACTTGAAGCGGTAAAAGAAAAAGCTAAAAAAAATAATGTAACACCACAAGTAGCAGCCCTTCCATCGTTGATACAACCTACAGGATTGGACGGATTAATCTCTCTTAAAGGGATGTTGGCAGAGGTAGCAAAAAATGTACAAGGATATGAAGGAGTTATTTCAACATCACTAAAAAAAATACCGAATTATTTCGACACCTCTGGACAAAAGGCATTAGAGAAGCTACAAAATTTCAATAAACAATTAAGTCAAATTGTCACTTCGGGTACTACAAATGCAGTAGCAGGGATTGGGGAAGCGATAGGGTCTGCTTTGGCTAATGGTGGAAATATTATAGACGCTGTAGGTAAAAGCTTGTTATCTACCATAGGTAGTTTGTTGGTTGATCTTGGAAAAGCTACAATAGCCTATGGAGTTGGTTTGTTGGCAATTCAAACCGCTATTAAAAACCCTTACACGGCTATAGCTGCCGGAGCAGCATTAGTAATTGTTGGATCTGCAATAAGTGCGGCTGTAAATAAAACAGCAAGCGGGATGCCTGGCGGTAATGCCGGTACAGGAGGTGGTTATAGCTCTCCGGCATCATCATCAGCAAGTTACGGAGGCTCAAGCTCTTCTGGTTTCGGAAGCGGAACAGTTGTTTTTGAAATATCTGGTACTTCTTTAATTGGGGTATTATCAAACTCATTAGATAGAAATAGTAGGCTTGGAGGGGCGTTGGGTATATAATGGCTAAAAAAATATTAATATCGTTTAATGAAGATATTGAGTTCGGAACTTTCTCTGATTTTTCGTACACCATCAAAATAGGCGGAATTGACTTAGTATATACATCTGGACAAACATCTGTAAGCATCAGTTATAATAATACTGAAGATTTACCGCCAAATGAGATAAAAATATATGATTCTTTACAGGATAATGTTTACAAAACATTAGAATTTCTAAACATATATTTTTATTCTCCGATAATAACCTACACCGTTATTGAAAACACAATTGAGGTATATATAGATTCTGAAGATGCAACAATTGTAGGTTTAAATTCTAATAATACCGGAATAGTTGTAAGCTACGAAAATGTAAATGTTATTGTTGAAGGCGAAATTAAACTAAAATATTTTTTACAATATTCTAATATAGCAAACGACAATTATAAATTAGAAATTTATCAAGTTGGATATACAGGCTTGAGTCGTGAAATATACGGTCGTGTTTCAATTGATAAAGGAGGCGTTAAAAATCATTTAGACACTGTAAGAGGAACGTCCTTATATATAACGCTTGAAGCCGATAAAACACTCACCTTAGAAGACTTGTATTCTAAAAATGAGCTTGATTATCCTGTTAAGTTCTACAGAAATGGTAAACTTATTTTTCGTGGATTTATAACCCCTTCTGGTGTAACTCAATCCTTCACACGTGACTTGTGGAAAGTTTCTTTTGACTGCATGGACGGTCTTGGGTACTTGGACAACCTCTCCTTTGTCCAGGAAAACGGGTTGCAGTTTACAAATAGAATGGATATACAGGATATTTTGTTTTACTGTCTCAGAAGAACAGGAATGCTTCAAAAAATAAACACTTTTGTTGAGGTTTTTTATGATGGGTATTCGGATTTGGCAGATAGAAATATTTTCGAATCCACGATGATAGATACTACAAGATTTGTAAAAAAAGACAATAACACTATAATGAGTTGTGGCGATGTTATGCGCTCTGTTTTAGATATTTTCAATGCTGTTATTACTCAACACGATGGTGAATGGTATATTTACCGTCCGAACGATATTTACAGAAATTCATACGTAAATTTCAAGAAATACAATATTTCAAATGTTTATGAAAATACGGTATTAATGAATTTGTCTTCAGTTATCGGAAGTCAGATAAATAATTTCTATCCTCATCATTGTAGTGGCAATCAGAAGATAATTATCAGAGGTAGTATTTCAGCGTACAGGATAAATTATAAATATGGCTTTTTACAAAGCACCTTGCCTAATAGTTCATTGAAACATGATGCGTTAATGAACTATGCAAATTGGATAGTTTCAAGACCTGATTTAATTATTAATGATCCTTTGTTAGATAGCGGGGTAAAAGTATTAGCACTTAGAAGCAATAATCCTTATCTAATGCCTCTTATCATGACTTCGGACAATATATTTTTACCTTCTGGAAGTAATTTTGCGTTTAAAATAACAGGAAATCACACAACTCCAGGAGAAACTATATTGTTTAAAATAAGGTTGGGTGCGTATTTTATGAATGATGATGGAGAGTGGGTCACGTCAGACGAATTTATTTCGCACACATTTACAGATAGTGGATCCCTTCAAAATGGAGTTAATTTTGAAGTTATTTTTCAATCAAAAAAGACTCCTGAAGACAACGATGTTTATGTAGAAATTTACAAACCTTATCAGTCAAATGTCAGGTTTGACCCACATGTTTTGCTTATAAAATCAGTAAACATAATCGTAAACACGGCTCAACAAGAAAATATAATAGGCGAATTTCATACGATACAACGACCGAAAATAAGTTCTAACGTAAAAGAAAATAAAGAAGTTTATAACGGAGATAGTGGAGATGTTTATTTTGAAGGTGCTATTTTTAAATTAGGCGGTGCAGAATTAACGACGACATGGCATAGAAAGAATTTTATAGAATCTAAACCAATATTAAGAATTTCAGCAGAAGATGCTTTAAGAATATCACAAAAACCTGTAAAGGAGTTTTCTGGTAGTTTTTTTGGATATTTGCCATATATGGCAATATTGCAAATTGACGGAATTAATGGTAAATTTATGGCTATTGAATACAGTTACGATACTTTTACAAATATAGGGGATTTCAAGTTATTAGAATTGTTTGCGCCTGAATTACCAGACATGAGATATAATTTTACGTTCGATTATGGCGAAACCGTTAAACCTACTATTACAGGTTAATTTTTTTTAGTACATTTACGATATGAATTTCATAAACGGAGAAGATAGGATTTTGTATATAAAAATAGGAGGCGTTTACCTCCCTATAGGCTGTTTGACAGGTAACGAAATTAGCGAAGATTCGGAACTATTAGACACAACAACAGTTGATAATAACGGTTGGAATACATCTGTACCAGTGTCACAGAGTTATACTATTTCTTTCTCTGGTTTACAGGTTAATTCCACATTGGTAGGGGGTAATTTCAACGTTAGCAGTTACGACAAAATTAAAAATCTTAAAAGAGACAGAATAAGAGTTGAGTGGAAATTGCAAGGGAAAATTTTCCCTGTTGTAGATTATGGCTATGGATATATCGCATCACTTTCGAGTGCCGAAAATGTAGGTGAATTTATGAGTTTTTCAGGAGTAATTGCAGGTTTTGGAAAACCATTATTTACAAGTTTAGGAACTGTTTTATTGAATAACGGAGACCCGACAGTAATAATACAAACAGACAACACAGGAACTGAATTATTAAGAGTAAGTAAATTTTAAAAAAAAATGGCAGATTTCACAACGGTATCCGTACCTGAATTACCTCCTGCTACTATTACAGACAGTAGCGAATTCCCGCATTCAGTAGGCGACATTTTAAGCAAATGCACTGGGTTAGATATAAAAAATTACTTGCAATCACTTGTTGGGTATGCGCCTTATGAAATAAAATGCTTAAGACCCCCTGGAGACGGCACGGCTTATGTTTCAGAACATTTCGATACTTCAGCTACATCTTTAAATGGCTTAGGTTTAGTAGGTGGAATTTGGGAAGGGTGGGCAATTTGCAACGGTAACAACGGAACTGATAATTTAGACGGACAGACATTAATAGGATTCGGAGCTAATTATGCTATCATTGGCGAGTTTACAGGGTCAGAAGAAGTGACTTTGACGATAAATCAGATACCTGCACATTCACACGACATAACTTTATACAACGCATCTCCGTCTCCTGGAAATACAATAAATTCGTTAGAATTAGGAGATCCGAATAATCCCGGAACTTACACGACAAATTCCAGAGGAGGTGGACTGCCACATAACAACATGCAACCATCAATGGTTGTTTTAGTAATAATTAAATTGCCATGATAGATCCGAATGAAATAACAACCGCAAGAGTTGGCGAATTACCTCCTTCTCCTTTCGGGCTAACCGACAATATTCCGCATGAGATAGGGGACACGTTATTTAGAGGCACTGTTCAGCAATTAGGAGATGTGATAGTAGATTATTTAGGCGCTATTTCGGGTTCTTCATATAATAATACCTCCGTGCCAGATGGAGGAACATTGCCAAGCACAACCGTTAAAGAATGGCTGTTTGTAGGAAAAGGAACTTTTCATAATGTAGGCGGACAACCATACATTATCACGACCGAAGAACTTAACATAATTTCTTCTAATGGTAGCTATTGGAGTTTGTCTGTGGAAATTCCTATTAATGTAGAATTGGCGGGGATAACACAAAATATTAGATCAGGATACACACAAACAACACCAAGTGAAAATGCGGTGTTTCAGGCATTGGCATTAAAAGCTAATTTAACAGATATACCAACTATTCCAGAAAATTTTCCAAAAGGAATAGAATATACGGCTACAGGTGGCGAAACATTTTTCGAGATAGGGACAACTGCATTAGCTACAATGATGTACTATAATGGAGTACCTCAATCTGGCACAATGTGGGATCAATTGGGCAATACTATAACTTTAAACTTTGACAATCCTTTAATATCAGGGGATTTCATGCAATTTTCTTAAACATGAAAAAATACATTTTATTATTACTAATTATTACAGGTTTTACGCAAGCTCAAACTTTGCAAAATCCGACATTTGGAAATACCACGACAAACACGCTTAAAGTTAAATCGGCAACAACAGTAACTACTACGCCAAACTTAACCACTACTGAGATAGATGGGACTCAGGCTAAAATAGTGCCTGACAATATACCTATTACCGCAACACCTATAAATTATGCACCTTCAACACCTGCGCTCAGTTCGCATTTAGGCGCAATAGATACTCGTTTAGGGCAAATATCCAGCACAAGCGCAGGCATAACTCAACGTGTTTATTTTACGGCAGATAATACCACAATTACAGCAGGGACGTTTTTTACATCAAGTTTAACCGGGAAGGGGACGACACCAAGCGGATCACCCCCTGCCTTGGTTCTTGGGGATAATACGAAAGGTTATTTTACGAAAGATGTTATAAGCTCTGGCTTTGCTGCAACTACAATAGCTTATGCAGGCACATATAGCGGAAACTTAACCGTATCTGCAAGTCCAACTCCAAACGCCACACAACAAAGGTTTACAATTGAAATTTACAAAACTGATAATTCAGGGAACCCTATTGCTTCAGGAGTACCAGGCGCACCAACCGGTAATTTAGGTGTTACCGTTTTAGCTATCTTAGATAGTGGAGTTACAAACTTAGTTGCCGGGGCAATTACAAATGTGCCTGTTTCTGGAATATTGACACAAAACACTACTTTAAATACCGGAGAAAGATTACGATATCATGTATCCGCCACTAAAGTTGGAGTTGGAGGTGGAAGTGTTACTTTCGGTGTTTACTATGGAAATGCTTATAATTCTTACTACGATGTTGCTGTGGCTGTTACTACTGATGCAGTTGTAAATAAAGTACCTGGCTTAGGAATTACTTCTACCGATGCGTTAAATACTTTGAATTCAACAAAAGCTAATGACTCTGATGTGATTCATAAATTGGGAGATTTGTTTGCTAATTCAAGTGCTTTTGATCCTATGTTAGCTCAGGACAATTTTAAAAATATAAAAATTAGAGAAATATCCCCAGAATCATATAGGTTTGACCCGTCACTATCGCCTATTTACGGATGGGGGGACAGCATGACTGACGGGTTTGGATCAGTAAATTATCCTACACAATTGACTTCTATTTTAAGCTACGCAGTTACAAACAAAGGGGTGGGCGGGGAAACATCCACTCAAATAAAGAATAGATTTTTAGCGGAACCCGCTAATTTCCCCAAATCTGTGATAATTTGGGCTGGAAGAAATAATTATACGAGTCCTACGACGGTAAAAGCCGATATAGCTACAATTATATCTAATTTAGGACACACAAGATATTTAGTTGTAGGCATAGTAAACGCAAGTACTGAGCCTAAGAATAGTACTGCGTGGACAGATATAAACGCCTTAAATGCAGATCTAAAAGTACTATACGGAAAAAAATATGTTCCAATTAGAGAATACTTAATTTCAAAATATAACCCTTTAATACCCCAAGATGTGACTGATTTTAATAATGACGTCACTCCAACATCTATAAGAATTACCTCAGACCCTTTGCATTTAAATACGCTCGGAAATAAATATGTAGCCGAATATTTTAATAAGTATTTAGGCAATATGTTTGATTCTGAAGGATATTTGCAAAGTAAAGACTTTAAATATTATTTTGACCGAATGCAACCTCAGAAATTTGCAAAAGTAGTTTTTGTAAATTCGACAAATCCGGGTACTGCCACTATATTTGATTTAAGCAATCCTCCTGTCACAAACGATAATGCATTAAAATCAGATACGGCAAACTTGTATATCGGTTCTGACGCTTCTAACTGGGTGTATAATTCTATGTCAGCAACTTATACGACCTATTCATCTATATCACCCGAAACAAGTAACTTTTACTTATACGGCAGTACAAACGATGCATCAAATAACAAGGTTGCGAGAATATATAGACCGGGCGTCGTATCATTTGAAAAGATAACATCTACGTCAGCACTTGTGCCTGATATGCAATTAGTAGGTGTAAGAGCTTCACTCTCTAAACCTGAAAGCCTTTGGATAAGCGGAAGTAACTCGCAAATAAACACGCAATCTTATTCAAGCGGATCTGGCAGTGTATTTGGGTTTCTACACAATTCTTATGAGGATGCGTCGGGGGTATTCAGGCAATTATCTAATGGGAATGCAGATAATTTAGGTGGAGGGAGGTATGACTTTGTAGGTGATGGTCAATCGTTTAGGTGGTCGGTAACTCCTGTTTATGCTAACGGTTCTGGAAAGGATAATTCTACTACATTTACGAGTATAATGTCATTAAACAGAGCTGGGCATTTACAACTTATAGGAGGGTCTAATTCAAGGCTAACAACTGTAAAAGTAATCCTGAACACTTCCCCAGTATCGAGTACAGGTAATTACGAAGAGCTTACAAGAAATACAAGTACTGGAGAGGTCGAAAAGTCCCCGATAAAAAAATACACCGCTTTAATCAGCCAAACAGGAACAGGCGCACCAACAGTAACGGTATTAGGCAGCAATACTGTTGGAACGATAGTTTGGACAAGAAGTACAAGCGGATTTTACTTTGGAACTTTAAGCGGGGCGTTCCCAGCAGGAAAAACTTTTTTTACGATAACGCCATCGAGTAGTAGCGCAAGTTATGCAATGTTCAGGAATACCGACAATCAGATCGTTATTAGGACACAGGATAACAGCACAGTTCCTTTTACAGATGCAGACGATAAATTATTTAGTAATTCAATAAGAATAGAAGTTTACCCTTAATTTAAAATAAATATAAAAAATGGAATACTTAATTTACTTGTTAGCGGGATTACTAGGAGTAATTGCGCATTGTCTTTTTAAAGCAAAAGATTTAATTACAGATGCAGAAAAATTGAATGTTAAATTCACTTTTAAAGATTATTTACGCGTTGATTGGTTTGGAGTTTCAAGTTCTTTATTGTCTGTGTTAATTTGGTTGCTTGTTTTTGGAGAAGTTGGAGCGAAGTACCCAAAAATAATTGACTATGTTATTTGCTCTTTTGTGGGGATGGGATTTTTAGGTTCTTACGTTTTACAAAAGTTTTTCAGTAGGGGTAAGGCATATATAAGAAATACAATGGATGAGAAATCAAATATAGCCGATGGTAAAATTCAGGCATTTTACGATGAGCCAATAGCCGGAGGGGGTCAAAAAAATCCTTCCAAACCATAACATGAAATTCTTTTTAAAACAAACTATTCACTTACTCCCTATTTTACTTATGGGAGTAAGTTTTTTGTCTGTTATAATTCCTTGGTTTGGATATGATTTTGATTATGTTTTATGGGGGAACATCGGAGGTTTTTCTTTGATTACCGATGTGCTATTTTTTTATGTTTTTTATTACGGTAAATATTGTATTTTTACTAAACTTTTTCCTGTGTGTTTATTCTTAGTTAATTTGGTAAATATATGGGGATTATATAATCCTACGCCTTACAATATATGGTATGAAGTTGCTATATTTAGTTTAACTTTATCGGCATTAGGAATTTATCAACTTAATAAATGCCTAAACAAATGATGTTTTTACAAACGCAATTAAACGAAACAGCTCAATTAGCCTACGGAAGTATAAATTTTGCGACCGGATGCATAGTAATTATAGTTGCATTATCTACTACGGTAGTATTTCTTTACAAAAGAACCGAAACGCTCCAGAGAGAATTTAGAGAATATTTGCAGACAAGCAATGAAACAATGCTTAAAGTACATCAATCTGTAAATCTTTCTATCAGCCAGGTTACTAAAGTAATGGAGTATATTGAGTCCAAAAAATAAACGCTATGTGTACGGAATCAGTAGATAAGGAAAAAGAAAAGTTTGAACACTTGCTGGAACTTATAGAAAAAACTATTTGTGACGGTGATAAAAAGATACGTAAAATACTTAAGGAAATTGTGAAATGAGATTAGACGAAAACGGATTAAAGATATTACACCAAAGGGAAGGATTAAAATTAAAGCCTTATTTGGATACCGAAGAAATACCTACAATTGCACTTGGTAACACTTACTATTTGGATGGTAGAAAAGTAACAATGGATGATAAACCATTAACGTTGCAGGAAGCACAAGAATTAGGAAAATTAACTGCTAATGATTTCGCAAAGTTTGTTGATTCAAAAATAAAAAAACCAACCAATCAAAACCAATTTAACAACTTAGTTTCTATTGCTTACAACATAGGTAAATCTGGATTTGCAAACTCTACTTTTTTACGATTAATAAACGAAAATCCAAACGATATTAAAATTGCTGATGCAATTGCCATGTGGAGAAAAAACGTAAAAGTGAGAGGCCGTAGAGCATCGGAATTAAAAGGGTATTTTGATTATCCAAAAGCTACGCCTGAAATTAAAAAATATATTGATAATGTAATTAAAAACAAATTGACATGAAAAATAAAATAGTAATATCGGATTTAATAGTTGGGAAAGTAACATCCGTATGACACAGATAAATTTAAACTCGCCAATTATATTATTTGCAGTCAAGGCAATTAAATATTTGTTTGTGGCAATAATATTTCATTTCGCTTTACAGTGGTTTGGAGGTTGTTCTTCTGAAAATAAGAAAACCACACAAAAAGTTATTGTACCTGCAGTGTCCGGAAAATTTGAAGCAAAAAAACCTGAATCATCTCCATTGGAAATAAAACAAAATCCTGTTTCTGAAATTAAAAAAGACGGATTAGTTTATGTAGAGAATCCATTAAATGAAAAATTAATAAAAGAAAACGATAGTCTTAAAATAAATTATGCAATAATCAGTGATTCTTTAAAAACAAAAGCATATGATAAAGCAATTGAGTTGAATAAATTTTCTTCTATATTTGAAGATAAATATATGAAGCTCACTATAAATGGAATCGTAAGAGGAGAGGTTCAGGAAGTTACTCCGGAATACATTTTAAAACAAAGAGAAGTTGAGGCAGCTGTAAAAGAAACAAAGCTAAGGGTGCTGCTTGGTGGATCCGTAGGAATTAATAAAGACTTGAATCAACAAAATTTGCGAAATCGTTAGCTGTAATAGTTGATAAATCTCCAGCTTGTTTTAGCGTCAACGGCTTGTCTTTCATTGTTACTTTTTTTCCATCTAAATAATAGGTGTTCCCCATTGCAATAGTAGGAATTCCTTCGGTATCCAAATAGGGTTTTAATTTCAACCCTTCTCTTTGGTGTAGTATTTTTAATCCTTCTTCGTTTAATTTCATCTTATTTAGTTATAATATACATCACTAATGCGACTATTAAAGAGCCTACTCCTCCCATGATCCATTTCAGAGTATTAATGTTCTCTTTAAGCAAAGCGACATCTTCTTCGGTTTCTTCAATTCTTTTTTTTACATCTTCTACTACGTGAATAAATCCTTTTCCGGCCGTAAAATCATTTCCAATTAAAGCCTGTTTTATCTGGAAAACATCTGTGGATATTTCTTGGTTCCTGGTTTTTATTAACGACAAATGTTGCTCCATTCTGTCGAATCTTTCGTTGGCTATATTTTCTTCCATAATAGATTTAATATAGCCATAAAGATAAAACAAAAGTACAGAAAATAATACGCATTCTTGTTCATTGTAAAATAGCATAGGTTTAGGCATATTATCAAAACTATTCCGAAGAACAATATTTTAATATGTTTTGGATATTTAGCATACATAAACACAAAATGTAATATAGAAAAAGAAACTATTATTGTGTCAATTAAATCTAAAATAAAGAAATTGTCTCTATAAAAATCACATTCGGTAAAAAACAAAGCACAAAACAACCAGTACCCTATTATGAATACCGGTAGCCTTGTTATTATTTCAGTCGCCTTCTGCATCTTTAAGGTTTTTCTTTAGGCTTTGGAAGTCCGATGTCTTCTGCAAACGCCTTAATTTTCTCAGGATTTTTTGTTGGCCATGATTTTTGAAGCTTGATGATTCCGTATATCCCGAAAACAAGCCTTATAAACCCCATATAATCGCCATCTATTCCTGAGTCTACTA